CTTTGCCTCGGACACTACGTCCACCTTCGGTGCAGAATTCGTGACGCTCTTAAATCGGTCGAGAAGCTCGATAACTTCCTCGGCAGTACCGTTCTTGGCAATCCGTTTCCAAGTGGCGGTCTGACCGTCGAGCCATGTCTGGAATTCATCGTCTCCCGCGATATCGGCGAAGTCAGGATGCTTCGCCTTCACAGCAGAGACATGAAGTTCCAAAGTTCTCTCTTCCTCAGATTTCCGATAAAGCTGCGCTGTCTGCTTGAGATCCGACTGAAGCTTCTGAAGCTGTTTGAGAAGCGGCTTGGCAATATCCGGATAGTCGCGTTCCAATGCTTCTATCTCCGGATCTGGGCCTTGCTGCTCCTGCTTCTGAGTCAGTTCTTGCTCAAGCAGGGCAATTCGATTGGCAAGGGTTTCGCTAGTTTGTTTAGCGGCCTTGGCTTCCTCGATCGCCTTCGTCATTCTGGACTGCGCGTTTTTGTAGCGGTCTTCCGCTTTGGCAAGCTGCGCCTTCCAGTAATCATCAGACTTGGACGCACCATCATCTTCGTCTGACTTGGCCTTAGCTTCAGCCTCCGTATCCTGCGGCTCTTCAGGTGGAGTCTCTTCTTTTGCCTCCTCCGGCTCAGGTTCTGCTGGGGTGTCCTCTGGGGCTTGCGCCTTCAAGGATTCCTCCTGTGCCTTTCGGTACTGCTCAACAAGAGCGTTTGCTTCAGCTTCCAGCTTAGCTGGATCATTTCTACTTGCCATTTATAACTCCGGGCCTCTTCGGCGTATCGGATCAAAGATCAGCAGCGCCTCTAGTTCCTCGATGCGCTGCCTCCAGTACGGCTTTCGCCGAATCCTCTAATTCAATAAATGCTCGTAACTCAACGACCCTACCTTGTTCAAAGCGGTAGTTGTCCGTTATTTCCAGAGCCTTGTGGCATTGGGCTAGGCGATGGAGGAGTAGGTGGGACAAGACTGTCCACTGAGGGTGGCTGGTTAGCTCCAACACCGCCCTCGCCTGATCCTTCGTTAGCTTCAATCCCATTCATCTCTCCGAGTTCCGGCATTTCCTTAAGAATTCGATCTGCGTCGATGTCAAGGGACTTCGCGATATCCTTGATGAGGGCCTCGAAATTGACCATCTGGCCCATCGCGGGGTTCGCAACCAGCGACATAAACTGCAGCAAGCGTTGCGACTGCACTTCCTTCTGGATGAGAGCAGTCGAGCCACGCGCAATAATCCGCATGTCACCCTTGATATCTTCATCAGGATTCCACGCCATGTTCCAATCGTACAGCGAGCGAACAAGCGGGGCGAGAAGGAAGTCATCGATATTCTTGATGACCGACTTCAGCGAGATACTTGCCGCACCCATGAGCATGGACATGCCGGTGGCAGTCTTGTTCATGCCGCCAGAGGTAGAGCCATGCGTATAAGAGGGGAGCGAGGTGGTCTCATCGGCGAACCGGCGGAACAACTCGATCACCCCAGACAATGCATTCGCATTACTCTCTGGCTGGTAGAAGCGAACCATCGGCATGGCAGCATCGCCGCCTTCGCGCAGGAAGATTCGCCACGGGTAAATCTGCGTCGGGTCTTCGCCAGCCGCAATCAGGTCTGTATTGATTTCGACGAGGGGGCCAGAGGAGATAGCCATGTTGTCGATGAAGATGCGGGTTGCCGCATTCATCGTCGTCTGACTATCTCGCATCTGGCGCGGAACGCCGACGCCCCAGAACTGGTGCGGGGTCTTCTCGTACGGAGCCAGCTTGTATGGAATCTCCGCCCCCGGAAGCGGGTTGATCTGCGCCTTAAGAACGCGGTCTGAGCAGAGCCAAACGTTGGCCGAGAAGATAGAGTTGAGATCATCATCAGGGATCTCGACTCCGACATCGCGGAGATCCGCGCCTACGATGTCACCCCAAAACTCGAGTACTTCGTATCGGTTGGATTCGGAGTACTCGTTAACGTTGCTCAGGCTGCGACGATCCCGCTCATGTTGCAACTCTTGGTGGTTGCCATGGCGGAAGTTCGTCATGATGTAGTCGATCGCTTGGTCGTCAAACCCCGGCGACGACTTAAGCTCCGCAAGCTGCGACTTCGTGAGAACGTGACGGCGGTAAATGCCGGTCGAGTCCTGCATCGAGGTGGCGAACGGATCAGGATAGAGATCGAACACGGAGACGCTCTCAACCTCCGGAAGCACTCGCTCCTCGTAGATCAGAACGTGCTGACTGCCGTTGTGGCGCCAGTGGCCGGAACGCTCGACGCGCAACGTGCCAGACTTGATCGCGCCAGTCCCAAAGATACACATCTCCATGATGGTCTCTTTGAGTTTCATCTCAAGGTTGGCTTCGGTCGTCTGATCATGGATGACCTCAGTCATCTTCTCAGCTCGCTCGTCAGCCTCTTCCTTGATGTACTTCTTGATCTCTTCGGTGCGTTCGCGGATCAAGTCTTGAGCTTGTGACGGGTCAAGGCCCGTCATCATCTTCATCTCCTTCGCCGCCTCGACCATCAGCTTGGCTTCCAAGCCGGGGATCGTGGGGATCGGCGTAGGCGATATCGAATAAAAATACTCTCCCGGTTGGAAGAGCAAATCGACAATGCGCGAGTAGGCGGCCATCACCTTAGTACGGGTGAGGCCAACGTAGACTCGCGAACGGCCCTTAGGTAGTCGCGCTAAAATGTCAGGCTCGTAAATGCCAAGGAACTGGCGCAGATCAACGAGCCATTCGTCTTCTATGCGCTGGCGGGAGTCCTTCCAAGTTTCGAACTGCCCCCGGAGACGGGAGCCAAGGTCATTGAATACAGCGGACTGTGAGTCCGTAGGCGAAGACATGCCGTTCTCTTTTACGAGATCTTCCGGCTCTGGGTATTCGTCTTCTATGCTCATTAGTAACCCGCAACTGAGTCAGCCACTTCTGGATTCGTTGACCACGTTCGTTCCCGACGCGGCATCGAATTCAGCCCGAAGATCGCAATCGCATACGCCATGACCCTATCGTCATAGCAGCCATGCGCTGCGTTCGTCTTACCCCGTGCGTCAATGACGTACGTCCTCAACTCCTCCAGCAACTCCTTATCCGCTATCCCGGCGTCACCCTGACGAATCAGGGCGGCGAGATTGTCGATGATCAGGGGCTTGGTCTTACTCGTCGTAAGCCACCCCGCCTTCCGGGTCATCTTGTCTCCATAGGCGTGATCGACTGTCTGCTCGACATATAGATTTGGGTAGCCCAAATCCTGTAATCTACGCAGAGTGGTCAGACCATGGTTGTTTCTTTCAACCAAGAGCCACGCCTTTTTATAATAGTATCCTAACGATTTCAAGATGTCACCAAATTCCCACGGATCAATGTGTCCGTGCCAGCAGGCGACTTGTCTGCCGTTAGAGTCCACGACCTGCGCACAACTGTAGTCTCCGTTCTCCAGCCCTTCGGCGACGTCCACACCCACCGAATACCGCTCTCCCTCCATCGGCGGCGACCAGACCCGAAGCGGCCCCTCGGCCATAGGCCGAAAAACCCCCTCGACCACATCTCCGACAAACATCGGAGTCCACACCTCATCCTGAATCGAATCGAGGTACTTGGGTTCAACGAAGGTGCGGCCCGTAGTAAGGAACGCCTCCATGGGCGTAGCCGGGTACTCCTGCCGGAAAAGGTCATCGCCCAACTCGGCAATCTTTCCCCGACGCCAGTACAACTGAGAATCATTCAGGTCGTACTCTTCCGCTAGGAACTCTTCCTCCTCGTCGCGAACAAAGTCGCCGGGAGGCTTGCGGGAATATTCCGGCATCAGGAACCAAGGGACGAAGATCAGCTTATATTCACCCTCGCCCCTCAGCGCCTTCACACAGGCGTCGTAGAACCACCCCGACATACCGTTGGCCGTGGACTCAAGGATGACTTCCGTCCCCTCATCGCCCACCGTCTGTAATAGACCTGCCGAGATATCCGTGCCTTCCGGGTAGTAAGCCACCTCCGACCCGTGGACGAACTGGTTGGTCTGTCCTCGCCCCGTCTGGCCGGTTCTCGCCGTACCCACTCGGTACTGCGACTCAATCCCGCCAAAGGCTATAAAGCCCTGTGAGCGGCTTTTAAGGGGTGGTTTGAAGAAGGGGTGCTGAAGCTTGTCGTAGAAGAAGCTGACCATCCTGAAGATACTGGAGGTCGATTCAGCCAAGTGGGATAGTACGAACGCGGAACTATTCCTCTGGCCGGTTACCCGCCAGAAGTATCTCCCCTGTACATAGGTCGAGATACCCAACTGACGGGCTTTCAGGATCAGAACCCGAACCTTGCCCGTCTCTCTGCGCTGCTCCTCAATCTCCTCGTGGACGAGAAGCTGCCCCTTGTTCATCGTGAAGGGGACGATCTTTCCCTGCTTGTTGACAATACGCAACAACTTCTTTGCGTAAAGGGGGAAGTCGGACTTGAGACGCTCGGCTAACTTGACGACTCGGGGGTCGTGCTTGGTAAACCGCTTATACCGGGAGGAGGAGGTAACGTGGAGAGGCTCATGGCCCGGGGGCTGCATGTCCGAGGAAGCACCCCCCTCCCCCTCAAGCGGCTCATGTATTGGGCTAGCGATACATCACCTGTATTGCACTAGGCCTGACATTCCCTATCAGGGAATGTCACTTCTAGTGGGTTGTGTCGTCGGAGCCAACATCGGCGAAAAAGCCTTCGTTAACAGTCACTTGTGACTGTTCTGGAGCATAGATGCCGAGATGCTTGGCGAGAAGGTCTAGTGCTTTAACCCTTGCAGAAGGGTTTTCAGCACTAGCGGCCTCTTCCTTGAGTCGCTGAATGACCCATTCAGCGTTGACTTCCGCTTTGTCAACTAATTTTTGCCTCGTAGAGGCAATGAACTCCTGAACCTTCGGCTCCTTTAGGAGTTTGCATCCGGTCTTGGCGGCTCCCTTTTCGGAATATCCGGCCTTTATGGCCGATGCCGTGGCATTTCCGGTCTCGACATAGGCCGCTGCGAAGACA